CTCGCGTTAGAATTCAGTGATGAAGAACAAGTGATGGTTGATGCCTGTTACACTGCTGAAACATGGGATGATGTTGTCATTGTCGCAGAACAAATGTTTGAGTTCTCCAAGACCGAAGATGCCATGCAGAATTTGTTAGAAGAACAAAAGGGTCTGGAAATGGGTGGCTCTGATGATGGTGAGTACGAAGAGTCCGATGAACAAATGGAAAACTTTTCAGACCAATCGTCAGATGAAGAATCCACTGAAGAGGCTGAGTCTTCTGATTCCGATGCCACCGATGAAGATGGTGTTGATGGTGTTGAGTCTGAGTCAGAAACTACTGGCGATGCCACTAGTGATGAGAGTGAAGAAACAGATTCCGAGACTACCGAATCAAAAGAATCAACAAAATCAGATGAAACATCTGACCCCACTAAGAAAGATGATAGTGATGATATTAATGAGGGTACTACTAATACCAGTAATCCTCTTGATTTTGATGATGCAGAACCCAAGTCATTTACTGACGAGGCTTTCAGAGATTCTGAGAGTCGTTTAGTCGAGACCAGTGCAACTAATGGTGTTGTTACTGCAAAGATGCCCAAGTTCAAGTCTAAGTATTTTGTTTTTCCAACTACCAAAGTTTGGCCAGAAAAAGACTTTACTTATATTTGTGGTGATTACAACAATAATACCAAACTTCCCGCTCCGAATGCTAGGGATGTTGAGAAGACTATGCTTGATGAGTTCACCCATAGAAACAAATCATCAATCAACCAGTTGGTTATGCAGTTTGAAATGAAACGCAAGGCAGTCGCAATGCGAAAGGCCAGAGTTAATAAGACTGGCAAGTTGAATGAAGATAAGTTGTGGGCATACAAGTTGACCGAAGATTTGTTTTTGTCCCACACTACTGTCAAAGATGGTCAAAACCACGGTATGTTTATGCTAGTGGATATGTCTGGTTCAATGGGACGCCACATGGCAGGAACAATCGAACAGTTATTGATTCAGGTTGCCTTCTGCAAAAAAGTTGGTATCCCGTTTGATGTATACGGGTTCTCTGCTAGTGCTATGTCGCTTCAAAACGAACAGTTTGGTGCTTTCGCTGACCCCAAGAATTTCCAAGACTGTGAAGATGGTTCGGTTTTGATTGACCTTGAAGGGTTCGCTCTGCTTCAGTTGATTTCATCTGAGTTGCCAATGAGTGAGTACAATAGAAGTTTCAAGAAGTTGCTCGGATACAAAAGTGGATTTGAGTGGAGGGGCGATGATCCCAGACTTGAACGATATAGTGTTCCCCAACATTTGTACCTTGGTGCTACTCCATTGTCTCCTGCTCTGATTGTCGCTTCAAAGATTGCTAAGGAATTCAAAGAGAGAAACAATATTGAAATTATGAATACTGTTGTTCTATCTGATGGTGAAAATACTTCTTCATTGTTGGTGCTTGAGGGTGCTGAGTCTACTGAACGTGGCCACCTCCGTTACACCGATGCTGTCCAAAGAGAGTTTGGCGGTTACGGTAACAAATCTAGTGTTGGTAAGTTCGTAATGAAGAATGGTTCGCGGTCTACCTCAGTTGACTTGTCAGATTCTGCTTGGAGGGAAAGAAATTCCATAGTGTATGGTTCTGCTACTAAAGTTATGATGCAAGTCTATAAGGATATTGTCGGTTCTAAAATGATTCACTTCTTTATTGCTGACAACAATATCAGGTCTGCTAAGGATGCATGGCGTTCACTAACTGGGAACTACGCTGAATATGACCGTGACTTTATTGCTGAGAAAGATTCCAATTGGAAAAACAATAACTTCATGTCAATCACTAACAGTCGCCTAGGTAGTGACGTTTGTTTCATTCTAAAGGGTGCTAAGTCCCTGAATGAGACCCCAGAATTTGAGGTTAAATCCGCCAAAAAGGCCGATATTCTGCGCGGATTCAAGGCTTTTCAGAAGGGAAAGTCCAATTCTAGACAGTTTTTGAACAGATTTATTGAGGAGGTTGCGTAAGTGACTGATATTAAAGGGAAAGAAAAGTTGAGAATAACGAAATTAATCCTTGACTTCTGCCCCAAAGTATGTCATGATCACTATGTAATCGAGATGAGATAAGAGAGAGAGATATATTATGAGTGTTAAACAAAAAGAACAGTTCTTAACCGCCCTTACTGAGAATAACAATTCCCAGAGTGCGATATTTTCAAAGTCAGAGGCGATTGCGATTGCTGATGCTGCTGGTTTGAAATCCCCGATGTGGTTTTTCAAAGAATGTAAAGTTGGTCGTAATCAATTCTCGCCAAATATGGCGGGTGTTAGTTACATAAAATCAGTGCCGCCTGTCGTAGAAACGTCACAGTCACTTGCGCCGATTGCACCAATCGCTGTCGTGCAAACTCAACCAGTTGAGGCTAGAATAGTCAAACAGGCAAAACTTGAAGTGGAAATAGAAAATCTAGTTCCCGCTACTGACAGTACATATGTGCCGTTTGGGTTCTATCGTGAGTTGACTACAATTGTCAAGTCTGGAATGTTTTACCCTACGTTCATTTGTGGTTTGTCTGGTAACGGCAAGACCATGATGGTTGAACAAGTTTGCGCCAAATTAAAGAAAGAGGCCATTCGGGTTAATATCTCCATTGAGACCGATGAAGATGATTTGATTGGCGGTAACACGCTTGTCGATGGCAACGTGGTTTATCGGGAAGGCCCTGTCCTTACTGCCATGAAACGTGGTGCGGTACTTATCCTAGATGAGATAGACCGTGGTTCCAATAAGTTGATGTGTCTTCAGGCAATACTGGAAGGCAAACCTTACTTCAATAAGAAGTCTGGTGAGGTCATAGAACCCGCTAGTGGTTTCAATGTGATTGCTACTGCTAATACAAAGGGTCGTGGTTCCGATGATGGTAAGTTCATGGGTGCTCAGGTACTGGATGAGGCGTTTCTAGAAAGGTTCGCTATTACTGTTGAACAAGAATACCCTTCCAGTGTTCAGGAAAAGAAAATTGTTTTGAACAAGATGCGAGTTGCAAATTGTGTTGATGAAGATTTCGCCGATAAGTTGGTCATGTGGGCTGACATAATCCGTAAGACTTTCTATGAGGGTGGCATTGATGAGTTGGTTTCGACTCGCCGTCTAGAACACATCACCAAGGCATTCGCCATGTTCAATGACCGACTCAAGGCAATCCAGTTGTGTGTGAATCGGTTTGATACCGACACCAAGACTGCCTTTATTGACCTGTATACCAAGGTTGATGCTGGTGCCTCTGTGGAAGATTTGATGCCCTCCGCCGACTCTGAGGTGAAGAGTGAGGAAGATTCCTATGACTTCTAGTCCAGACTATAGATACAATGAGGGGGTTCTGATTTCAGAACTCCAGACGTATATTGACTCCACTTATGGTGAACATTATTCCACTACCAAGTATCAGGCAACCGAATTTATAATTGATGGTGGCCATGGTGAGGGGTTTTGTATCGGCAATATTATGAAGTACGCCCAGAGATACGGCAAAAAAGAAGGATACAACCGTAAAGATTTATTAAAGGTACTGCACTATGCTATTATCGCATTGCATGTACACGATTTAGAGACCTAGAAAAGTCTTAAACCAGTTTCCGCCGAGCGGATTGTCGGGGCTCAATGCGCCTCTCTCTTACTCTCTCGTAAATAGTATTGAGTTCCCGACAACTTTATTATAAATAGTGAGAGTAAGAATTCTAACAAGGGGAATAAAATGGCTTATAAATCAACATACACTTCCACCCGCCCTGATGTATCGGCGGATTGGTACTTTCTAAAATCAGACGCTGATGCGGATTTCGGCACCAATGCCGCGCATTATAGAAGTTGGGTTGATGCCCGTTCTGATGTAACCGTGACACTCACAATTGGAGAAGATAACCTGTCCTTTAAATGGGATGCTGTCTTTGCTGATGAGGCTGCATATGATGCATTCAAGGTAGACGAGGCTGCACTGTGTGCCGCTGCACCATATAATGGAACTGCCCATTTGAGTGAGTCAGTTTATACCGATTATTTGACTGCTAACAGTCACACTGCTGCTACAACTGTAGCTACAGTTTAAAATATAGGCTTGACATCCGCCTTGAAAGTATGTTACAATGATGTTTAATTTGATGAAAGGTATATATTATGAAACTATCCAAAACGACTTTGGAGCTATTGAAAAACTACTCTACTATTAACACGAATCTTCTTGTTAAAGCAGGGAGTAGTTTATCAACAGTATCCGCTTCTAAGTCAATCCTCGCTCGAGGTACAATTGAAGAGGCATTCCCGCAAGAGTTTGCCATTTATGACTTGAACCAGTTCTTGTCTCTAGTTACTATGAACGAAGACACCGAAATAGAATTCGGCAATGAATCCTTGATTTGTAAGTCTGATGCTGGTAGGTTTAAGTTCTACTATGCAGAACCTTCTATCATCGTGGCTGCACCAGACAAAGAAATTGAGATTGATACCTTCTATCAATTTGCTATCACCAAAGAACAAATCAATACAATCTACAGGGCCGCTTCTGTTATATCTGCGCCTGTGCTTAGTGTTGTCGCTAGTGGCGGTAGTGTAGTTATGAGTGTTGGTGACCCCAATACGCCGAAGAGTAATTCTTTCACAACTGATATCGGACAGGCTGATTTAGAGTTTGATGCTCGACTTGGCATTGAGAACCTAAAAGTAATTGCCGATGATTATGTAGTGACAGTCAGTGCGAAAAAGGTGTTTAAGTTTACAAATAGTAAACGCACATATTACTTGGCCCTTGAACCAAGTTCAAACATCTAATTGAGGAAAAGTATTAATGAGTGAACTAACCATACCTGTTGGCATGAAATTACCAGACAATGTGACTTTTCATATGCGAGTCCGTGATGAGAAGATGGTGGCGAATGCCGAGAATAACCCATATGTCTGGCAGATGGTTGACTGTCCTGATATATTTAAAAACAAACGAGTAGTTTTATTTGCTGTGCCTGGGGCATTTACCCCAACGTGTTCTGCTTATCAACTGCCGGACTATGATGCCAATTACGAAATGTTCAAACGCGCTGGTATTGATGAGGTGTATTGCCTATCCGTCAATGATAGTTTTGTTCAGAACAAATGGTCTGATTGGTTGGATGTTGATAATGTCAAATTCATTCCCGATGGCAGTGGGTTCTTTACTGAACAGATGGGTGCGTTGGTACGCAAAGATAACCTTGGGTTTGGTGCGAGGTCATGGCGGTATTCGTTACTTGCTAATGATGGCGTAGTCGAGGTTGCATTCGTGGAAGAAGGATTTGATGATAACATTGCCTTTGACCCATATGAAGTATCTGACCCAGCCACCATGATGGAATACATCCAGAATGAGAGTCCAATTGGCAAACAACTAGAGTTGAATATATTTGATGGATTGGGAACAGACGAAACTTTTGCCTAAAGTCTCATATGACTTAAAACTTTTATCAAAGGAGTTTGCAAAGGATTTTATACAAACGCATCATTACTCACCTGTGATGCCTAGACTGACAAAACACTTTCTAGGGTTTTTTGTCGAAGATAAGTGTGTTGGTATTTTGACTCTAGGTTGGGGGACTCAGCCTAGACAAACCATTAATAAAATGTTTACTGGTCTAGAGTCAAAAGACTATTGGGAAATCGGTAAGATGTGTATGACCGATGCCATGCCAAAGAATTCAGAATCACAAATGATATCCCATGCCATAAGATGGATTAAAGAAAACCAACCAACAAAACAGTTTCTATATACAATGGCTGATGGCATAATGGGTAAGTGTGGTTATGTCTATCAGGCCAGTAATTTCTTATATGGTGGCAAGTACTTCACTCAAGTGTATGACATCAATGGAGAGAAGGTTCACCCCAGAACAACAAACAAACTATGCCAAGAGAATGCAAAGTTTGTTGGCAAAGAAAAGGTGTTCTGGTTAACTTCAGATTTTATGAAACATAAAGGCATAAAGAAAATAGAGGGGTATATGTTTAGGTACATTTATCCCCTGAACAAGAAGGCGAAACGGTTAATGAAACATTCAAACATGGATTGGGTTAGAACATACCCGAAAGACCATGACTTGAAATGGTTTGATAAGACTAGTAACCCCAAATTCCAAATTGAAAAGCCCCATTTTACATATGATAATGTAGTGTACAATGCCAAGAACATTGGGATGGGCGCAACCCTGAGAGATTTATTATGAAACTAGTAATCGTTAGTGGAGGATTTGATCCTTTGCATAGTGGTCATATCGACTACTTGTCA